TAGAAACAACGGACACACCCACGTCAAACACCGGGCCGGATAACGTGACCGAGACCGTGTTAGCCCCGCTTGTCGGCGCGATTAAGTAAAACTGATAAACCGAGTACTGCCCGTTCGACGCGCTCCCTATAAAAGACAGGGCGACCCCGTTATACGTGACCCCCGTCGGGGAATCCCCCGAATCGTATATGTGCACGTTCACGCACAGGGCGCGGTCGCTCCCGCTGCACGTGTGCGCCCCCGTAACAGGCCCCGCCCCGCTCCCGCTGAAAAAAGAACTCGCGTCGAATGCTGCCATGAATCTCCTGTGGGGGAGGAGTTGCCCCCTCCCACGTGCGAGTTAGTAAGACGACCCGAGCATCGAAGACGCTCGCGGGGATTCAAGCGCCATACCGTCTCCGCGCATGAGGCGCTTCGGCGTGTACAGCATCTCCAGCCCCACGAGGAACAAGTCTTCTGTCAGGCCCACTGCTTTCAGGTCCATCTCGACGTTGAAGGCGATACCCTCAGCCCGCTCTGAAAGCGTCCGGCCATTAATCACCGCCCACTCCGTCCGATTCATGGTGTAGGCCGTTGCCGTCGGCACGCTGTCCGTCGGGATGACCTTATCGAACACGGTCGCAGGGACCGCCAGCGCCGTGACTTCTGGGATCAGCTCTCGGTAGAGCACCTTCCACACCACGGTATCAGCCACGTCCGTAGACCCGCAGGTCCAGATCAACCGGCAGTAAATGTTCTTCGACACGTCCAGGTCTGCCGGCAACGTGGTATGCGTATTCACCATCATCCCGTCCGTGCCCATGAGCAGCCCGTTCAGCCCGAACGTAGAAATCTCTTTCGAGAACGGGGCCGACGTGTGGCTGGATTCCCACTTCTGCCCGTAGACGAAGTTACCGGCCCCGCTTTCATTGATTGCGCCGACGGACATGCCCGTGAAGAGCATGGACGGCAAGTACAGCCTCCCCGGCCTCCACTTGACATGGCGGTCAGTTTGAAGAGGATTCTCGTGTGTGTACATGGTCCCCCTTAGCCGTAAAAGGCGATGAAGCCGTAGGTCTTCAGGTTCTCGTTGATGTCCGAGTCAGCGGGCAACGAGAAGCCGATTTCCGTGCCGTTGTCGACCGGAGCCACAATCGCCGTAATGTTCGCCGCTGCCAAGGCGATGTTGACGAACTTCGTCTGCTCTGCCGAGATCCAGAGGTTCACGTCGTCGCCGTCCGTCAAATTCCACGTCAGCAGTGCACACGGCTTAAAGCCGATGTTGATGCTCTGCGCGGCTCCCGTACCGGCGTAGGTGCCGATAGAGAACGCGCGTGATTTATTGGTGATGATGCTTGCGTTAGGCATTGTTCTCCTTAGCTAAATTCAATGATGTACGGCTGGTATTCTTCGATCCGGCTCTCTCGCTTCGGGGCGTCGTTGTCGCCACCGGGTTCCCAGTCGGGGACTTCTCGCTCAGATACCTTGTCATACTTGCCCTTGAGATAGCTGTAGACGATTTCGTTTACCGCTACCCATCGATTCGGGGGCAGCTCAAAGTGTTCTTCAACAAAGCCCTTTGACGTAGAACCCGACACGCATCCCTTGAGCGCAGTGTTCGTCCCCCGAAGGCGCACCCGGTATTTCGCCGAGGTTGTCACGGTGGGAGTTCCAGAGACCGCTTTTGCCATTAGTCTACCCTTTCATGTATAATGAGAGTTTGCCGGTCGCCAGCTTTCGCGACCTTAATCCGCTCGTCAAACTCGCGCTCCATCTCGCGGTCATGTTTGACCTCGACATAGTCGCCACGATCTTTGATCCGCAAGAGGCCGGAGTTTCCCGAGTGGGAACCCTGCCACCGTTCGGCCATGGCGTCCGCCTCACGGCGTGACATCCCGCGCTGTAATGTGTGCCCGTTCAAAACCACTCGGAAATACTCCATCGCCTATCCTTTATCGAGAGACCGGAGTTTGGACTTCCACCAAGAACGCCTGGTTCAGGATCGTTCTGGCGTCGTACTTCTTCCAGCCGATGGTCTGCTTCTGGTCGAGAGGATCCGCCGTGCCCGCTGAGCCAAGGGCCTTGCGAATCACGCCGCCGTTCCCGCCCGCCAAGTTGATTCCGCCTGCCGCTTCCTTACCTACGATGAAGACCGAGTACACGTCGAGGAACCCGCCGGTGTTCTTCAAATCGGTTCCCGCTGCCGTCACGCCGGTCGCGCCCGGCAAGAAGTACCCGTTCGGGGAGACCAAGTAACGAATGCCGTACTTGTCAGACCCGCCCTCGCCGGCAATGGTCGCGCTGCCGTTTGCGTAGTTCACCGGCAACACGAAGCCCTCGGTGTGCCGAAGGTCGAAGTACACGCGCTCGTCAATCATACCCCAGTACGCAGGCATGATGGCCGAGGTACCTATTTTCTGGCCCGCAAAGACTGCGGGGCTAAACGGCTTCGCCTTGTTGACGCGGAGCAACCGGATAGCCCGGTCGTAGGTGTCTCGATCCGCGAGGTTGGTCACGGTCAGGGTTGAGGTCCCGTTCGGGTAGACCGTATTTGACGCCGCCGTCCACATGTCGCGGTACAGCTCGTCGAAGGTTTCCCCCATTTGCTGCCCAAGCAGTTCAGTGTTTTCCACTGACTGGGCGTCCGGCTGAGTGTCCATGACCATATCAGTGTCTTCGATGAAGTCCCCGTACGGCTGAATGGTCATCGAAATGTCGGACTTGGACTTTTGCTTGCCAGCAGGCGGGGTCCCTTCACGCAACGGGGTCTTCGCCTTCTCCAGCGGGTCATATCGACGGAAGATCATCGTCTTTCCAGACCGACGGGCAAGGGTGTACTTCTTGACCGGGACCTGGTGAATCAAATCGTACGTTGCACGCACCAACAGCAACGTATTAAACACGGACTGAGTCGCGTCGGAACTGGTGCCGTCAGTAAACTGGGTCGTCAGATTCTCTGCCATGTGCTCAACTGTTCTTTATCCGCTCGATGTACTCGTTGAAGTCCTCGGTCGTCTTGAAGGTTGGGATGGCGCTCGCCTTCCCGCCCTTCGAGGTCCCGACGCCTCCCGGTTTGAGAGCGTTAGAGACAGCTTCCTCTATGTTGTTAACCACTTCTTTTCGGACTGTGCTTGGGTCTCTACCCACAAGCTTGGGATTCTTGATAACCGCAAGAGCTGTCGCGACCAGTTCGGCCACCGGGCCGAGTTTGCTCATGAGGGTCTGGTGCGCCTTGTACTGCGCCAGGCCGGCATTGAAGATCGCGCTAGACTTGTTGGCCAGCTCGGGGAAGGCCTCGTCGTACGACGCCTTGATTCCAGTCAGCTCCGTCTCCAGCGTGGCGATCTCGGCTTTCGCCGCCGACTCCGCAGTCGCCTTCGCCGTCGCCCGACCAGACGCGGCTTTCACGCACAAGGCGTTCGCCTTCTGCGCGGTCTCGACTCTCCGATGAGCCTCTTTCGTCTCAGCCTCGTCTCCGCGCTCCTTTGCGAGCGCGTACGTTGCCTTCGCGTCGGCTAACTCCTCCGACCACTGCTGATGCAACGTCGAGAATTTCTCATCGTTCATCTCGACCATCTTGTCGACGATCTGAGAGTCCGCGTCAGTTGGCTTCTCGGCCTTGACCTTCAGCGCGGCTACGTCCTTCTCTAAGGCCGTCACCTTCTGCTCATGATCGCGATTCAACGCGCGTACGCGCTTCAGCTCTTTCGCCAGCGCTTTCGCCTTGGGGTCGTCAGAGGCTTCCGCTTCTTTGACGTCCTTGTCGTCGTCGACTTCGGGCGTGGACTCGGACGGCGACTCCGTGACTGCTTCGCCCGTTTCGTCCTTCGCGGGTTCCTCAACGGCTGCCTTCTCTGCCTTGGGTTCGGCTTTGTGCTTGACCCCGGCTAAGGCGGCAGCGAATTCAGGCGATCCATATTCCATCTCTGGCGAGTTATCAATGATTCCGTCTGTTGCCACAATACCTCCAAACGCCCGATACCCCGGCGACGGGTGCGCCCGACGACGGCGCGGATTTCGTCCGTGAGGTTCCGTGGAGCCGGAACCCCTAGTTTACTTTCGATCCAGTGCGACCAGCGTTCTCGCCAACGTGTTAATGGCAAGCTCTTGGTACGTATTCGCGTGCGGATCTGTTTCCTCGTCCGCATCAAACGGGGCAAAGTGCAAGTGGAGCAGTTCGTGTACGAGCGTTATTTCATAATCCAATTCCTCCCCGTTGTACCGAGCATGGAACGTGTAGAGATCGTCAGGGTCGACGACTTCTATAAGGCAGTCCTTGTGGTTCAGCGAAACGGTGTTGCACCCTATGGCCTCCTTCAGTGACATTTCACTGCGTCGGCGAATAGACAACACGACGTTCCAATCCTGTAACCGCAAGATAGCCTGCCAGTACTGCACAGACTCACAGAGCGCCGGCAAGAGATCTTCCGAAGAATACTCCCGACCTAGCGCCCACCTAGCCATGGCACGTCAAGCAGGGCTTGTCCTCTGGATCTACGAGCGGATCATGCCACCCGTGAGCGAGCGCCCACCGATAGCCAAGCACGAGGGCGCGTAAGCGCCACAGCGCGACGCTGATGCTCGTATTCCCAACAAGCAAGCGCGTGCCTTCTTCTAGGGACTTCTCCATCGCGTCGAACTGTTCTCTCAGCATTACCGCACCAACCCCCCGGCCTTCGGCTTCTGCGCGTTACTCGGCATCGACTTCGCCGGAGTGACCTTATTCGGATACGAGCCGTACTTGCTTGACGCCTGCGTATCGCCCGACTTCGACTTTTCGCTATACGAACCGTCTTGCTTCACGAATGACGTAGCCATTACATCGCCTCCTTGAACCCAAAGCCGAACTTTGATTTCGGCATCTTGACCTTCGCGGCTTTAGCCTTCGGGGCCTTTGCCTTCTTCGGTTGAGGAACTGATTTATTGAGTGACCCCTTGCCCGCCACTAGTGCCTCCCATCCCTTCGCCACTTGTCGGCGATCCACCGGCAGACTCAGCCGAACCACCGGCTTTGCCGCCCTTCGTTTGATTGATCGTGTTCTCGACTTTCCCCGCTAATCCGGGTTGGCCTTGCCCAGGAGGGCCCATGCCCATCATCATCAGGTCTCGCTTAATGCCCTCTGCGAGACGCGTAGGCATATCTGCGAGGTCTACAATGCCCTTCAACGTCCCAGGACCGACGAAGCCGCCCGCCTGGGCAATCACGCCCACGAGCTGCAGCGCCTTCTCATACATCACCTGTCGGTCTGACTCACTGTACGGCGCGACTTGGATACTCAGGTCGAACTGGATATTCTGCATATCCCGTAACGACTGAAGGATCTGGCCCTCTTGCATGGGCTGCCCCGTGATGGGGTCCATGAAGATCGGTTGAAGCTGAGGCCCCAACGGGATCATCGATTCAAACACGCCAATGATACGCCGGAGTTTCTCGGGCGGATAGAACTGCTGAATACGGGAGATCAACATCTTCGCGACATCAAGCTGCGACTCCTCGTAGCGACGAAGACGCGGTTTCATGATCGTGGTGCCGCCCGCTTGACGGGCCCGAATAGCGCGGCCCGAAACGGTCTGAGCGTTATTGCTGCCCGTCATGTCGGCGTTGACGCCAGAGATGACGCGGATGTTTTGCTGTGAGGTTTGCAGCAAGAGGAAGTGGCCTTGGCTCACCTCAACCGGCTTGATCTGTTCAGGTTTGATCGTCTGATATTCGACGACGATGCCCGGCACGCTGCCGGCTTGTCGGAGTTGGTCTGCGTTCGCGCCCCCGGTCTTCCGATTGAACCATCCGCTGTGGGAGGAGCTGTTGAGATGCCCGAGGAGATTGCTGTAGCGCTTATTGTATTCGTCTTGCGGGTCGTGCAGGTTACGCACGATGCCCATGATCGATTCAGGATCGTCGGTGAATTGCTGAGAGATGAGCGGCACAAACGGATACTTGCGGTCCTTGAACGGGGAGGGGCCTGAGTCAAGCTCCTCGCCCCACGTCATCTCCGTCCAATACGGCACACGCGCTTTCCGCGTGATGATCTCGAACTGGCTGTAGACGCCCATGCCTGCTTTACGAGACATTTCGTCAAGGTACGCCTGCGCCGACTCCGGCGCACCGAACTCCATCGGCTGGCCGGTTTCCATGTCGGGGATCGGCACCGCCGTCCCCTTCGCCACGACGGCGCTTGTTTGGTCGCTCATGATCGGCTCGAACTGCGCGACGGCTTCCCGCCCAACCTTCGCCGACATCTCCGCGAGAAATGCGTCCGCCTTATCTTTGCTTTCAACGGGCGTGACCCGCCCGGTATTGTGATCCACGAGTAACGTGATGGGGTGAATCTTCTTGCACCACATCGTGGCCACGCGGATACGCCCCGTCTGTGCGTCCCACAGTTCGGCCTCAAGGTTCGGCCCGAGGCCTAAGTCATCGGCCCGCGAGTCCAGCATCTTCCTGCCGTACTCCAGCCATTCCCCAGGAACGGCCAGGCGGTCCTTGCCGGGGTACTTATCCAAGAACGTATCGCGGTCCATCCACTGCAACTTGCCCATGAAGTTGCCGTCCTGCAAGTCGCCCACGCCGGACAGGGCCCACGGATCAAAGATGAAGGCACGAGGATCAATGCGAGAGACCGTGATGTCTCCATAGACCATATCGTCCGCGTCATCCGAGGTGTGCAGGATCTCCCACACGCCGAGGCCGCAGATCGTCGCGTCGTCAGAGACGCGGTCATTTACGCGATAGATCCGCGTGAAGTCAGCCGTCGCTTTCAGCGAGGCCACGACGATCTCGCCGAGGCGAGCGTCTTCAATCCCGCGCGGCTTCGCGACGTAATCAATCTTCACATCACGGTGCATCCCCGCGACCAAGAGGACCTGCGGTAGCACCTGATTAAACTCTAACGCGGGGCGCCGCGACTTAACGACGGCGGCGCGGTCTGCCGCGAGCCATTGCTTCCCGTTGCCGTCCGTGTACTCGTAGTCCCGTGTAAACATCCGGCGCATCGTCGCGGTCGCCTGAAGCCAAGACGCGATGTATCGCTGCTTAAGATCCAGCCCCGTGAGATCCGCCTGTGATTGTGCCATTATAACCCCATATGTCCCGGTGCAGCGTCGTAGCCGTCTAGTTCAGCCTCAATGTCGCGGGCCTTCTTCTCAAGGTTCGTGTACTCCAGATGCGCGGGTCGACTCGTCAAGAATCCGTTCAATCCGTCCATGAGATCGTCGTGCCCGTCGGCGGGCTCTGAAGTTGTAGACTGAGCGGCGTTCTTAACCCGCTTCCACTTATACGATTCAATTTCTTCAACGAAGTGAGTACATCGAGTGGCAACGAGTAGATGGGGTGCGCCCCTCTTCCCGGTGAGAGGATGAGTATGTCGCTCATCCACTTGGAGGGCTTCGCCGATTCGGTTGTATCCCGCATCCCAGTCTTTCTGGTTCGGCAGTACGCCGCACCCGTGGTCCATATACTCATCAGCCACGCTGTAGAGTTCGTCTTCTCTCGCGGTCCCCTTCTGGCCCATGAGGATTTTCGAGAAGGCTTGGTTGTCGAGGTACCGCGCTTGCGGTTCCCAGCTCAGGTTCGCTTCCTTCGCCTTGATAGCCTCGACGTGTTTGCTCACCACGAGGCCGGATTGATAGTACTCATCCACCACGAAGTAGTTATACTTGCCGCATCCACACTGGCACTCTTCCACGAGCACGAAGCCCACCGCCGTCGGGGCTTGTGTTCCGTGGTCGATGAATTCGTAGGGCGTGGTCTCCAGCCCGAACACGGGCTGACCGTCGTGTCGCTTCGCGCCGTACTGGAAGGTGTGTACCGCGCGGTCCCAGTCGGGGTAGACGAGCCCTTCGGCTTCGACCCACATCCCCAAGAGGTAGCGCATCCGCATGTTCTCGTTATGCGCGTACAACCGTTCGCAGTCTTCGACATAGGCGCGGTCGACGAAGCCCGCTTCGAGGCCGTCGTAGATCGTCGTCTGAAACGCCCGATACTTCTTCGGGTCCAGTCCAATCGATTTCCCGTTCTTACTTGGTAGGCCGGGGAAGTACTTATAGATCCAGTGCGACGGTCCCTCGGGGTTGGCCGCGCCGAACCCGTACCGATTGTAAATAACAAGATCCCACGGCGGGAGAGCCGTCCCAGTCAACGTCTTGACTGAGAATGCGGGGAGGGACGCGCTGCATAATCGGCAACGTTCGTCACCGTGCAGGGCATAGTGCCTCGTTCCCACCGTGGCAAACGGGCATACGCCTTCTACAAAGTATTGGCGTTTCCCGTCTAGCAATACCGGAGTTCGTCGCCGCAACCGTCCCGTGAGATAGTCGAAGACGTTCTGGGGGATCTCTTCCATCTGGTCGATGGCGAAGAATCCTAGCGGCATATTCTTAAGGTCGTTGATATCTTTGAAGTCGCCGTAAATCAGTTTCGAGCCGCCGACGGCTCGCTTGAGCTGGATGAAGCCCTTCTGGTCGTTGTGCTTCAAGATCCAGTTTCGAGGGAGCATTTCGTCGAGTGACTGGATGGTACTCGCCCGAAGGGCCTTCCCATCCAGACGCCCTAAATACCCTAGGTTGTTCGGGATCGCGGTCATAAGCAACACGGTCTTTGCGCATAGCGCGGTTGTCTTGCCGGCCCCGAACCCCCCAGAGATGACCGTATACGTCTCAGGTGCAGTAATAAAGTTTGACTGCTGGACCATCCGGTCCCAGTCCCATTGCAGGTCTTCACCGCTTTCTTGAAGCTCACGCATGAGACTGCGATCAGACATATCGGATTACTCCTTCACTTCGTCTTCAATCACCCAGGCCAGTTTGATACGCGCGTTCGGGTCAAGGAGTTCTTTGGCGATAGACGCCTCAACATGATCGACCATCGCATCTAACATCGCCGGAGCGTACTGCCGGGCTTTGCTTGCGCGAACGATGACGTAATCACTGGCCTTCACTTAACGGCCTCCTCGCCTCGCTTCTTGCAGTCGATCGTGCAGGGCACGCCGGGGTGCTCTTCTAACAGGATCTTCTTGGGCGGGCCGGCCCAGTTCTTCTGCGCGTACTCCAGTAACCACTTGCCTAACGAGATGGCCACGTCGAGCGCCCAGGCCGGGACGATCATTTCACCGCCGGGGCTTCTGGCGCTGGGGCTTTGTCTTTGTATTCGATGTGGACGCAGACTTGCTTATCAGCGAATAGTTTGCTATCAACGCATTCTTCAATTGGGTCGGCGTTGGTGACGATGGACTTGAGCTGGTCGCATCCGGCCAGCCAAAGGCCGGAGGCAACGAAGAGACTGGCGATAAGGGTAACGGCACTGGGGTTACGTCTGTGCATACTTCCTCCTTGGGTACGTCCTGGGGTAAGTCCGGCTCCGAAGGAACCGGCTGTGCTTGGGCTTCGATCAGGGGCACGTGGGGCTGGACAATCGCCTTCCCTCTCGCGCCGAGCGACCCAAACAGATTCACGACTTCATTGAGATCCATTTGCTCTTTGGGCGGATACGCCTTGTCGATGGCGACGGCGCCGGCCATGATGAGCTGATAGAGTCTCCCGCCCTCTTTCGCATTACAGCTTTGGGCGAAATTGCGGGCTCGTAACACGACGGTGTAAGCAGTTTCCTGCCATGCCTCCCGAAGGAGATCCTTCCGTTGTTCTCGTGTGAGCCCTTTAAATTCTTTGAGGCGCTGAGTCAACTGTCTGCGCGCGACCGCAGAGAGCGGGAGTTGTCCTTTCTCGAATACCATAGCCCCCTCGTCAGCGAATGTAATGAGTCCAGCCGTTCTTCTGTGTGTGCTGGTCTACGATCTTCTGGATGTCGTGCGTCAGCTCAGACAGCAACACCTGACGCTCAGGTCCCATGTCCTTATGGGGCAAGATGAGCGATAGGCAATCCCATCCGTTTGGGTCTTTGTGCGTGTAGATCGGGACGGGAAGATACGCGGCCATGGATGTCTCCTAAAGTAGACGGCCAAGGATTGTCGGACTCGTGCCGATTTCCAAAAAAATTATTTCGGCCCAACTCAAAGACTACGTACCCCCACCAAGACTTCTCAAGATCACGACTCGATCTATAGCGAGACATCGTATGTGGGTTTACCTGCCTTTACCACGCCATACCAACCACCCCCACGCAAGGGTGGGGTACGTCATACACGCACGCACCGCACGCGCACGTGGATCTCATTGGCCGTGCGCTCATGCCCTTGAAATATGATGTACGTAGTATTCCGCATATCGGTCTTACGACCGAAGGGAGTACGTAGTATTATTGGGGGTACGTAATCCCATGTCGTGACCTCTCGCAAGGCATGGCTTTTTGTGTTACGTTGACTAGGGCCTGACTACCTAGCGTCTTCCTGGTCGCGTAATCTCTGGATCGGCCATGATACTTCGCCGTGGATCATCGCCGTAGTATAACGCGCACTGCCTAGAGCAGTGCCGTGATACCTCGTATCTCTCTCGGTACTTGCTTATGGCAAGTACGTCTCTCGTTATATCTAGATATCTCTCTTGATATCTCTTGATCTTGATATATCTAGTGCGTTATCTCACGTGATATACCTCCTATAATATATTACCGGCCAACTATCAAACCATCTCAACCCTGTTTTAGGCGAGATTCATCGTGAGGTTACAAGGCATGGAAATCTATGGGTCTGCACATTCTGCACAAGGGTTTTACCCCGAAATCCTGTTTCACGTCGAAAAACGA